CAAGGTTTCCTCGACGGGCGATATTGCGTTGCTGCGCGAGCAGGTCGCTGTATTACAGGCGCAGATCGCGCGCATGGCGAGCGGCGCGGCCGTAGAGGGCTCTGCCGGGCCTTCTGCCGGCCAGCCGGCGGCGAACGCGGCGCCGCCGGCAGCGCCGGCGCCCGCGGCGCCAGGGATGTAACGAGTTATGTCAGACGAAGTAACCGCTCCGACGACGGAAGGCGCGTCCGAAACGCAGCCGGCTTCTGAGGCCCCGGTCGATTTCCGGGAGTTTGTGAAGTGGCGCGAGACGGGTGAGCTACCGGCGAAGGACGAGGCCCCACCTGCGGCGGCCCCGGAAACGGGAGCTGCCGGAACTGCCCCGCAGTCAGGCGCGGACGATACCCAGCAACCGGAGGATACCGAGGAGCCCGACCGTCCGGGCCGCGGCAATTCGAGGGTCCGCAAGATCGAAAAGCTCGAGCGGGAGCTCGAATTGACGAAGGCCCAGCTTGCGGCATTGCAGCCGCCCAAGCCGGCGCAACCGGAACCGCCGAAGCCGGCGGAACCGCCCGGAAAGCCGAAGCTCGAGAATTTCGAGACTCTCGAGGCGTACCAGGAAGCACTCACCGACTGGAAGCTTGACCAACGCGAAGCGGCGGCCAAGGCAAAGTCGGCCGAAGCCCAACAGCAGACCGCGTGGTCGTCGAGCGAGACAGCCGCGCGCGCCGCGCACGCCGATTACGACGATATCGTCCGGTCGGTGAAAGCGCCCGAGGGACCGGGCGTGGCGGCGGCGCGCCAGGCGATGCTCGAGGACGACGCCGGCGCGGAGATCCTGTACCACCTGGCTACGCACCCCGACGAACTGGACCGCATCGCCGCACTGCCGCCCGTGCGGGCCGTGATGGCGATCGCCAGACTCTCGATGCAGGTCACGAAGCCCCCGGCTGTTGAAAACGGAAAACCCGCAGTATCGAACGCGCCCAAGCCGCCGCCCGCGCTATCGAGGCCCGCGAAGACCGTCACGCAGAACATCAACGACGAGAACTTCGCGAGAAGCGATTTCAAGGCGTGGGCCAAGCTCAGGGAGGCGCAGTTGAGGGACAGATAACGTGGCAGTCAATACGCTCCTCACGTCGCAGGTCATTACAAACGAACTCCTGCGGCGATTCAAAAACAACCTGGGATTCAGCGGCACCATCGAGCACACCTGGGACGACAAGTTCGCCGTCGAAGGCGCCAAGATCGGCGACACGTTGAGACTCAGAGACGCCGTGCAATTCACGTCGGCCGCCGGCCCGGTGATGACCCCGCAGAACGTGACGGAAACCCAGAAGACCCTAACGCTCAACAACCAGCAGGTCGTCGGATTCGCGTTCACGTCGAAAGACCTCACGCTCTCGATCGACCAGTTCGCGTCCCGCTACCTCGAGTCGGCGTCGGTCGCGCTCGCCAACGCCGTCGATGTCGCCGGCCTCACGATGGCCGACCAGACCGTGCCGAACCTCGTGGGCACGGTCGGCACGCCGATCGCGGCCCTCGACCCGTTCTGGCTGGCCGGCGAGTTGCTCGACACCAACTCGACGCCGATGGACGGGCAGAGATACATGTGCATCCCCCCGAAGATCCAGACGGCCGCCCTGAAGTCCGCGCAGGGACTCTTCCAAAGCTCGACCCAGGTCAAGCAGCAGTATGAGAAGGGCCGCATGGGCACAATGGGCGGATTCGACTGGCTGATGGATCAGAACTGCCGAACGCACACCAACGGGCCGCTCGGCGGCGCACCGCAGACGACGTCGGCAGGCCAGACCGGATCGACTCTCCTCACGTCGGGCTGGTCCGCCTCGGCCGCGCTGCGTCTGAACGCCGGCGACGTGTTCACGTTACCGTCGGTGTTTCGCGTGAATCGCGTTTCGGGCGACGTGAAGACGGACCTCATGCAGTTCACCGTCACGGCGAACGTATCGAGCGATGCCTCGGGCAACGCCTCGATCCCGATCTACCCGCCGATTCAGACCACGATGCCGGGCGCTACCGTGTCCGCATCGCCGGGCGCCGGCGCGCCGTTGACGATCGTCACCGGGACCACCGGCCAGCTCTCGCAGCAGGGCATCGCGTACCACAAGAGCGCCTTCGTGCTCGGGATGGCGCCGCTCGAGGTTCCCAAGGGGGTGCATTTCGGCGCGAATCAGACGGACCCCGACACCGGGTGCGCGATCCGCATGGTCAGCATGTACGACATCATCAATGACCTGTTCGTTACCCGCTGCGACGTTCTCTTCGGCTGGGCTGCACAGAGGCCCGAGTGGGCAGTGAAGGTCGTTCAGTAAGGAGAAAATCATGACCGAAACCACCGAAAAACCGAAAAACGGCCCGAACGAAAAGGCGCCCGAACCGCTCGTCGGCCCGCAACCGAAAGCGCCGACGCCGCTCAATCCGCCGGTCATCATGTACAACAAGACCTGGCGCGTGCCGGCGCTCGTCGTCGAGACGCAGGAGGAACTCGACGGGCTCGACCCGAACGAGTGGATGCCCGACCCGCTGGCCGGCGGCGCGAAGGAGAAACCGCCCGAGCACTGGCCGAAGCTCTACGTGAATATCAACACGCCGCCCGTCGTCGTCGGTAACGCCGCCGACGCCGCGGCGCTCGGCTCGGCCTACCACGAGTTCGCGATATCCGAGGAACTCGCGAAGTCGGCCGAGGCGAGCAACGCCGATAAGAAGAAGCAGGCGGCGAAAGCGCCGGCGCAGCAACCGCAGCCACAGCACAAATGAGCGGCGACTATCCTCGCTGGATGTTTCACAAACTGCACGAACCGCTCATGGTGGACAACGAAGAGCAGGAAGCCGCGCTCGGGCCTGGATGGTCGCGTCTCATCCAGGCCCGCGTCGAGGCGACTGCCGCCGACTACGAACCCAAGAAGCCCCCCGAACGGGAAGACCCGCCGCCGTCGGATGACGAGGGGGACGAGAAGCCGGACGAACAGCCGCAGGAACGAAAGCGGCCGATCACCGATGCGCCGCCGAGGAAGAAGCGGAAATAGAACTAAGACGAGGGGAAAAGCGGCGTTACGTAGCCGCCCCAGGGGCTTAACCCGGACGCTCCGTAGCGGTAGAGAAAGCCGCTTTGGTGGAGATCGTCAAACCGCGATCCTCCGAATCATTTCCCTGAACAGCACGCGGATTTCTTTCATCTCGCTTTTGTGTTCAGCGCGCATCTCGCGCATTTCGCGATCATGCTCCTCGGCCATTTTCGCGATCTGTTTGGTGTTTTCTACCGTCTGGGCCGCAGCCATATGGAGCAGTTCTTCGATGCGGTCGAGGCGGTCTTTTCCGTTTTTGGGCGAGTGCAATGATTTTCTCCTGTCGGTAAGCGCCGACATATCCAGGATATCAGATGCCGACCTCTGTTACTCAGCTAATCCATAGTTCTTTTCGCCTGATCGGCGCGATCGCCAGCGGCGAGACGCTCGAGACGAACGAACTCAACGACGCCTTCGCCTCGCTGAACCAGATGCTCATGCTCTGGAATACCGAAGGCGCGTCACTCGCTTCGCGCAAGAAACTTACGGTCGCCGTGGCCTCGAGCAACTCATACGCTTTGCCCGAGAGGCCCGTCCGCATCGAGTCGGCGTCGGTCGCCTCGGGCGGGATCGACTCGCGCCTGGAGATCGTCGATTCGGCCGGCTGGGAGTCCGTTCCGGAGAAGGCCGCGACGTCCGTCTACGTGCGGGTCCTCTACTGCGATTACGGCTACCCGACGGCCACGGTATACATCGCGCCGATCCCGCGCCTCGGCGGAACGCTCGAACTCTGGATCTACAGCGTCCTTCCCCAGTTCGGTGCCGTCACCGACACGGTCGATCTTCCGCCGGGATATGAGGACGCGGTGCGATACAACTTCGCCGTCGCATTGCTGCCCGAATATCCCCGCAGCCAGGCCGATCCGTCGCTGCCGGCCCTCGCGCAGTCATACAAGGCGTCGATCCAGCAACTCAACGCAGCCAACCACATGAGGAGCATGATGCCGCCGGCACCCGCGCCGGCCGCGGCGTAAGTCTATGGCTACCGCCTCCGTGACCGCCGGCAAGGGGTTGATCTACCCCGCGCTCCGCAAGGCCGGCGTGACGTTGGGGCCGCAGCGCACGCCCTCGCCGGCGCAATACCAGGACGGGCTCGAGGAACTGAACCGCCTCACGGCGTCCCTGTCGCTGGACAGGCTGAACATCTACACCGTCCAACGCCAGGAATTCCCGCTCACCACCGGCAAGAACACGTACACGATCGGCGAGGACGCGGCCGCGGACTTCAATACCCCGCGCCCGATTGCGATCGAGTCGGCGAACATCGTCAACGCGGCCGCCGGCGGATTCCGCACGCCGCTTACCGTGCTCACGCACCTTCAATGGGCGATGATATCGCTCCAGAACGCCGGATTCCCGACCGCGATCTACGACGACGAGGCGTTCCCCGTCTCGACGCTCTACCTGTTCGGGTCGCCGCAGGCCGGATTGTCGCTCGAGATCTACTCCTGGGTGCCGATCCAGTCGTTTGTTTCGGCCGACGATATCGTTGTGCTTCCGCCGGGATACGAGGACGCGATC